CGCCCTCTTCCTGAGTGATACGTTCTTCTTTCAGCGTTTCACTGTCCAGCAACGGCCACCTTTTCTTCGTTAAAGGGGAGGGTTTTTTCGTTTTCCCAGCACCCAAAATTTTGTCTCAGAAGATAGGGGCGAAGCGGAAACTTTTGTGCTGTTTCGGAATGTTTTGGAACCGTTTTGTTGTCAAAAATGTTGTCATGGATAAGGCTGTGCCCACGCTGGACACAGCCTTTTGAATTTTGCCCGAATCGGGCAAATTATTTCATCGTTGCCAGCTTGCGGATCAGGTCGCTGCCGTACTTGTAGGCCGCGAGGTAGTCCATCGTCTTGTCTTCCAACCCCGCCCGCTTTTGGAGCTGCGCGCGATAGTCGTCGTACTTCGGGCGGTACGCGCCGAGTACCAGCGAGAGCTTGCGCTTGCGGCGATACACGCCGTCGCCGTTGCTCTGGCTGCCGGTGTTGCCGTTGGAGGTATTGCCCTCGACGGAGATGACATACTGCCCGCTGACGCTCTCGCAGATGCCGCAATGGTCGGTCTTGTACGCCGTACCGGGGAAGTCGTAGATCAGCACGTCGCCGGGCCGGTAGCCCTTGGTGACCCACTGCCCGTGTGCCTGCGCCCAGCGCATCAGCTCGCCGCAGGAGGCTGTCTTGCCGCCGTCCATAAAGAGCGTCTTGTCCACCTGCTGGAAGCACCACCATACGAACTGCATACACCAGTACACGCCGTCCATGCCGTAGGCCTTGCCGTACTTCTGCCGGTTGCAGCTCTGCTCGACCGTGCCGATCTCACGGACCGCCACGGCGAGGACGTCACTTGCCTGCGCCATTGGCTTTGTTGTAGCTCGCGGTGCTGATGCCGATGAGCGCGCCCACGAAGGCCACCACGGCGTTGATGGTGGTCGCGACCTCCTGCGCGTAGGGCCAGCCCCAAACGCCCGCCAGCGCGCTGTAGAGCACAGAGAGCGCGGGCAGCGCGATAAGGCACAGCCACTTCAAAATGTCATAGACCTTGTCGTTGAACTGCAGTTTCATTTCAATCGTCCTTTCCTTTGATCTTGATGTTGGCGAGCAGCGCCAACTCTGCCGTCCAAGCGGCGAACCACGCGACGGTCAGGCTGTCCGGCACGGTCTTGTCGTTGGCGGTGAGTACGAGACTCACGATGCAGTACCACGTCAGGTTAAAGATGGCCGCTCGTCCTGCTTCTGCTTTGCCTGTGCTAATACTGCGGCATAGGCGTTTTTTGTCTTCAATAGCAGCTCGCCACACGCGGCCTTTTCTGCCTTGTAGGTGTTCAGGTCAATCTCGCCCATGAGATAGCGTTCATACAAGGTGCGCTTGCCGTCTTGCAGCGCCTCGATTTGCTGCTCATATTCGGTGCGTTCCGGTACGGAAGCATCCACCCGAAGCGTACCGTCCGGGGCAAGCGGCGCGGCGGCTTCCATCTGCTTTTTCAGCGTCAGGAACACCGCCTGTTCCAGCTCTGCGGCATTCAGGCGCATCTTGCGGCAGCGGCTTTCTTCGTCCGCCTCGGAATGGCGGCAGTGATAATATGAGGTTTTCTGCATGGTGCGGGACAGCGCATGACCGCAGCAGCCACAGAAGGCTTTGCCTTTCAGCGGGTAGTCCCGCTTTTTCTTGTTTGGCTGGGAAAAGCGGAGCTGGCTGGCCTGCACGGTATCAAACACGGCTTTCTCAACGATGGCCGGGTGATGGTCGGGAATGATGTACCATGATTCTCTGTCCTTCAGGCGGCTTCTGGTGCCGCCTACTTCGAGAACTGCCCGCTTGCCGATCACATACACGCCGGTGTAGCGTTCGTCCTCCAAAATGCGGAGAATGGTGGACGCACTCCAAATCCCGTGACAGCGGGAAATATCGTGGGTATGATTGCCGTGCGCCGCTTTGTACTGGCCGGGGGTGGGGATGTTTCTGCGGAACAGCTCTCGCGTGATGGCGGTGGCGTTGATGCCCTCGGCGGCAAGCTGGAAGATGAGTTGCACAACGGCAGCGGCCTCCGGGTCAGGCTCCATTCTGCCATCGGCGCTTTTTCGGTAGCCGTAGGGACAGATTTTGCTCTGGTACTCGCCGCGCTGCATCTTGGCGTACTTGGCGCTCTTGGTCTTGATGGACATATCGCGGCTGTAATACTCGCTGATGAGATACTTGAATGCTACGTCCATGCCGCCGGTGTCACCCTTGAATTTGCTGCTGTCAAAATCGTCGCTGATGGAAATAAAGCGGGTGTGGAACAGCGGGAACACACGCTCGATGAAATAGCCGGTTTCAATGCTGTTTCGTCCGAAGCGGGAAAAATCCTTGACGATGATGCAGTCGATTTGATTGGCCCGCACCATCTCAATGAGCTTCTGTACCTGCGGACGCTCAAAATTCGTGCCGCTGTATCCGTTGTCGATGAACTCCATGATCTCCGCGTTCAGAGCTTCGGGCATGGATGCCGCATATTCATGGAGAACAAGGCTCTGATTCTCAATGCTCAAGCTGTCGTACTTGTAGTCCTCGATAGAGAGGCGGATGTAGAGGGCAATCACATATTTCTGCATTGTTCCAGCACCTCCGCATAGGTTTCAAACTCGCTCTGGAAGCGATAGCGCACCGTGATCTGCTTGTCGTGGGATACCTCGATGCGGTCGATCAGCCGCTCGATGAGTGCGCCGGTCAGCGCACGGTCAGCCTTGATTTGCGCGGCATCCTGTTCCAGCGCCCGGTGCTGCTCCGCTTGAGCATCCATCGTTCGCAGGCCGTCCTCCAACTGTTCCATATCCACGGCGAGGTCGGCAATGCGGCTTTCGTACTTCTCCTTGTAGTCAAAGTATTCATCCTTGGTGAGAACGCCTTGGACGAGGTTTTCATATAAACTCCGCACGATACCGCGAAGCCGCTGGATTTCCTGTTTGCGGCTGGTGATCTTCTCCCGCAGCTCGGCGCGGTCATCGACCTGTCGGGGCAGCTCTGCAAGGGAGAGGGTATATTGTCCCAGCGCCGTATCAAGCGCATCCTGAAGCATATCTGCCAGCATATCCAGCAGCATATCCTCGCGGATGGTCACGCCGGGGCAGGCATCCTTGCTGATTCGGCTCCTGCTCAGACAATGGTAGAAGTACACATCATCGGACTTCTTGCGGATGTTTCTGTGCCGGTGCAGGCTGCCACCGCAATGGGCGCAGAACACCTTGCCTTTGAATAAATTCGGCGTGTAGACTTTGACCTCCCGTGCCTTGGCGCGGCTGGCGGTCTGATTGAGAATTTCCTGCACCGCCGCGAACTGTTCCCGGCTGATGATGGCCTCGTGGGTGTCCCGTACCACCGTCCATTCCTCGGCATCGGCCTTGACCTGCCGGTGATCCACGGTTTTGGTCTGCCCCTGAACGAGATCTCCGGTGTAGACCTCGGAGCGGAGAATAACGCCGACCGTTCGGGTCTGCCACTTGCCGTTGCCGAGCAAATTTGCGTGGGTGATCTTGCCCTGCATCTTCTTGTAGTGGCTGGGGGTGAGAACGCCAGCCTCGTTCAGCCGCACGGCAATGGTATTGAGGCCAGCGCCCTCGGAAGCCCAGCGGAACATCCGCTGCACCACAACGGCGGCAACAGGGTCGATGATAAGCTGGTGGCAATCGTCCTCCGCTTTCAAATAGCCGTAGGGAGTACGCGCACCGATGAACTTGCCGTCCTTCATGGCCTGCCGCTGCTGCGCCCTGATCTTGCGCCCGATGTCCAAAGCGTAGGCTTCGTTTATCATGTTCCGCAGCGGAATGATGATACCGGAATGGGCGTCCTCCGGGGCGACGGTATCGAAGTTTTCATTGACCGCAATAAAGCGGATATTACGGATGCGGAAATACTGTTCGATGTAGTAGCCGGTGTCGATGGTGTTTCGTCCCAAACGGGAGAGGTCTTTGACAATCACGCAGTTTACATGACCGGCCTCAATATCCGAGAGCATCTGCTGAAAGCCCGGACGGTGGAAAGCTGACGTTAGATAACGATACTTTTGAAAACACTGGAAAATCAAGGTTTTTCGAGCGACGGACAAGCAGGGTATTGTACTAAAAACTGAATACGACGCAGAAGCGGCGTTTCTTACTCTCTACATGGGAGAACAGGAACGCCGCTTTTTTCATGCCCTTTGTTACGCAGTAGGGGCAGAAAAAGCCTTGCTACAAGCGGTTTTCCGGGCGCGTATCTGGCGCGGAAAGGGATTTATACCTTATCCCCCGAAACCGCGCTTCTACTGCGTAACAAATCCAAAGCAAAGGAGCTATGAACTATGGCAGTTTTCAGAGTGGAACGAAACAAGGGCTATACCGTAATGAGCAACCACCACCTACGCAACAAGGAGCTTTCCCTAAAGGCAAAGGGGCTGTTGTCGCAAATGCTGTCACTCCCCGAAGATTGGGACTACACCTTGAAAGGCTTATCCCTTATCAACCGGGAGAAGATAGACGCTATCCGCGAAGCCATTAAGGAACTTGAACGCGCCGGGTATATCGTCCGTTCAAGGGAGCGCGACGAGAAAGGACGCTTGCGGGGCGCGGACTATGTGATATTCGAGCAGCCGCAGCCGCCTACGCCGGATTTACCTACATTGGAAAATCCAACATTGGATAATCCAATGCAGGAAAAACCAACATTGGAAAAACCTACGTTGGAAAATCCAACGCAATTAAATAAAGATATACAAAGAACTGACTTACCAAAAAAAGAAAAATCAAATACAGATTTATCAAGTACCCATTCCATTCCTATCCTTTCCCCTAACCCCTCTCCTTGCAGAGAAGCGGCTGCGCCGCCGGAACGGAAAGGAACGGAAGCGGCAGCACAGAGCGCAGTTGATATATACCGGGAAATCATCAAGGACAATATCGACTACCACATTCTCAAACAGGACATGAAGTTTGACAGTGACAGGCTGGACGAGATTGTAGACCTCATGCTTGAAACCGTATGCACCGCCAGAAAGCGGGTACGGATTGCGGGGGACGACTACCCGGCAGAGCTTGTGAAGTCAAAGTTTATGAAACTAGACGGCGAGCATATCCGCTTTGTGCTTGACTGTATGCGGGAGAACACAACCAAAATCCGCAACATCAAGCAATATCTGAAAGCCGCCCTTTTCAACGCCCCGTCCACAATCGGCAACTACTACACTTCCCTTGTCGCCCATGACATGGCAAGCGGCGCACTGTCACCGAAAAAGCCGCAGTACGGCGACCCGGACTATTATTCATGCAATGAGGGCGAAAGCCTGTAACCACCCACAACCACAAAAGGAGGATTTTATTATGGCACAGAAAATGACAGGAGCATTGGTATTTGACGAGCGCACCGACCGTTACGACATCCGCTTTGACTTAAACAGCTACTACGGGGGCTTGCATTGCGGCGAGTGCTTTGACGTATTCGTGCGGGGCAAGTGGAAGCCGACCCGGATTGAGTACGGCGACAACTGGTATCTTGTGGGTATCAGAGCCGAGGACTTGAACGGGCTGCGGGTGCGTATCTGACCGCCGCCCCATAAAGAAACGCGAAAGGAGGACGCGACAAATTGCAGGACGAAGTAAACGAAAAGACCATAGCCCTTTACATCAAGACCGGGAAGCTGACCGCGCAGACGCTCCAAAAGGCAATGAAAGCCATACTGTCAAAGGGCAAAAAGCAGCTTGCAAAACCGCCACAGGGCAAGCAGAGCTTAAAGCAGCTTATGAAGCAGAACGCGGGCGTTTCCAACATTGAGATTACCGAGGGCAATATCAAAGCCTTTGAGAGTACGGCGAAAAAGTACGGTATCGACTTTGCGCTGAAAAAGGACGCGACGGAAAGCCCGCCCCGCTATCTGGTTTTCTTCAAGGGGCGGGACGCGGACGTACTGACCGCAGCCTTTAAGGAATTTTCCGCAAAAAAGCTGACACAGGAGAAAAAGCCCTCAATCCGAAAGCTGCTCTCTACCCTCAAAGAAGCTGCACAGGGCAGAAACGCGGAACGGGCAAAGGTCAAGAACAAGGACAGGGAGGTATCGCTATGAAGCCGGAAATCAAGAAGCTGCTTATCCTAAATCTCCCGTATCTGCTCTTTGTCTGGCTCTTTGATAAAGTGGGCGCGGCTGTCCGGCTCTCCCCCGGCGCGGACGCAAGCGCAAAGCTGCTACATCTTGGGGACGGTTTTACCACCGCCTTTTCCAGTATCGCGCCGAGCTTCCACCCGGCAGACTTAGCTTTAGGCATTGCGGGGGCGGTCATTGTCCGGCTGATTATCTACACCAAAGGCAAGAACGCGAAGAAATACCGCCGCGGGACAGAATACGGTTCGGCGCGTTGGGGCGGGGCTGACGACATAAAGCCGTACACCGACCCGGTATTTGAGAACAATATCCCCTTAACGCAGACGGAACGGCTCACCATGAACAGCCGCCCGAAGCAGCCGAAATACGCAAGAAACAAAAATATCCTTGTAATCGGCGGTTCCGGCAGCGGCAAGACCCGGTTCTTTGTGAAACCGTCGCTCATGCAATGTACGTCAAAGGATTTTCCAACGTCGTATATCGTCACTGACCCGAAAGGAACACTGATTTTGGAAACCGGGAAAATGTTACAGCGGTACAAATACCGTATCAAAGTGCTAAATACGATTAACTTCAAAAAATCCATGAAATACAATCCCTTTGCCTATCTGCGGAGCGAAAAGGACATTTTGAAGTTAGTCAATACCATTATCGCCAACACCAAAGGCGACGGGGAAAAATCCGGCGAGGATTTCTGGGTGAAAGCGGAAAAGCTCTACTACACCGCGCTAATCGGCTACATCTGGTATGAAGCCCCGGAGGACGAGAAGAACTTCACGACGCTGCTTGAGATGATAAATGCGTCGGAAGCCCGCGAGGACGACGAGGATTTCCAGAACCCGGTTGACCTCATGTTTGAACGTCTGGAAGAAAAAGACCCGGAACATTTTGCAGTCAAGCAGTACAAAAAATACAAACTTGCGGCGGGTGTTGTATGCTCTAAAAGACTTCTTAATCAAGCGGTTGGGAAGTCTCTTAGAACACACAACCTAAAACCGAAGAAAG